TAAAATCTTTATGTTTTCACCACCACCGAAATGTTCTGGTTCATCTTGTTCTAATCTAAGTGTTGGTAAGGGTTCACCAAATTTTCTATCAAAAACATATTTTTTTTCTTGTAATAATTTTTTTAACTTAATCATTTTAGTTTCTTTCTCAGTTTAATCATTTCTCTCATAAACTTTGTAACCGTTTCTTTATATATCTTTTGTAAATCTTTTGATAATTTTACATTTTCAGGTCTTGCATCTCTTAGAAAAATCTGTTCTAACTTTATCATTCGTTCACGAAGTTTAGCTTCTGCCTTTACAATTCTTTGAACCTCTTTATCGGCAGGTCTCTGCTCGTCGGGCCCTTCATTCAAAAAATCTTTTAATTTAATCATGTGTTCTTTCGTCTAAACTCTGATAGTTTCACTTGTAATTCAATAAAATTTTTTTTATACAATTTTTGTAGTTCTAAAATCTCTTTCTTATAATCACCATCTCGGTCTCTTGATAAATCTTTAATTAATGTTTTAATATTATCACCAACTCTTTTTAGATTTTTTTCTATGATGTTAAAGTAACTATCATAGCCAGAGGGTATCGTTTCCTCATCCAATCTCCAATCTTTCCATTTTCTCCACATTTTAATTGATTCTTGTGACATTTAACCTCTCATTATATCGTTAATGATTGACTCAACCTTACAATATTTATCACAAGTTCTATCTTGTGTCTTATCAACAGACTCGTTTACAGGATACATGAATGCACCATGTGTAGATGGATTACTTACAAAATCAAAAGCAATCAATTCAAAATCAGGTTGTACCTCTTGTGCCTCTTTACCATTCTCGTTTACAGTCTCTACTGAACCCATACCTCTTGAGGATATACCTAACTTGATACCAGATTTAAATAATTCTTTTAATATATTACCGCTTGGAGTTCCTAAAACTTCAACTTCACCCATTAGATTATCACCCTCAAAATGCATTTTTCTTACATTGTGAGATACGTTTTGTAGATTTACTACTGAAGACTCGGGATGGTCTAATTCACCCATGGCTCTACGCTCATTAATAAACTCATCGGTGTATTTTTTTGCTTCTCGAACTAAGATGTCTTTAGGATAGACTCTTCCGTTTTGATTCTTTGACTCTGCACGTTGTAGTACACCACGAACAACAAGTTTACCGTTGTTCTCTTTCATCGATTCATTAATTTGGTCTGGCTCTATTTCAAATGGTAAGTAATCTACTAATAGTTTTTTCACGATTGACTCCGTTAATATAGTTGTCCAACTTTGTTGGCTAGTTTTACTAATCTTTCACTAATCTTTTTCATTGCGACATGGGTTCTCTTCCAATATGTTTTAGAATCCACATTTAGTTCATTTTTAAGTCTTACATTTATCTTCACAAGTTTATCAAGTTCATTCAACTTATCACGGACTTCTCTCATTGACAAACCTATTTTCTGTTTAGGGGTCATCGAATCGTCATTACGGTAGTTGTGATATTGTCCCTCGTTGACATTTTCTAACCTCTTATCGATTTGTTTACTAAATGCTGCCTGAACTCTCTCAACACTTTTTACAGCTTTTACCCCACCTTTGAGTATTCTTCCGATTTTTGTTTTAGCCGCACCTTTTGATGATGCATTAACAATAGTCTGTATTACCTCGCCATCTCCCTTATCAACTTTTACTGCGAACATCACTTCATTGACTTGTTCTTTAACTTTTGAATATCCACCCGCGGTCGTTATTGCATCCTCTTTATCTTTATCTTTTTTTGATTTGGGTTTGGTTTGAAAAATATAAGGCATTCGTGGAGGCCCTGCACCGCCATCAAGATTTCCTGTGACAGATGCCTCTTCCATTTCCCTTTTTATCAGTTGACGGATTATTTCTTTTATTTTATCCCTTGTGGACATTTTTAATCTCCTTGACCAATTCGTAGTATCTCATCAAAGTCAACACTTGTTTTTCTTCAATAACCCTACCCTTTGTCAAGTTTACAATTTGTTTTATTGCTTCAGACAATTTAATTTTGGTGACTTTATCTTTTACTTTTGGTAAATGTCTATTAAGTTTTTCCTTAACAATTTGAACCTCAGTATCAACAAATTCTCTCATTTTATTAGTATTGCTTACATTATTGATAAAATTTTTGAGTAGTTGTTTTTGTGATTCGTCTAATTTTTTATATTTTGTGTTGAACTTATCCACCAATATCTTATAAGTAAGGAGTCTTAAATCCTTATCTTTTTTACTGTACTCTTTTATTACTTTGCTTTCATCATTTTTACGACTTAATGTTTTCTTTGTTATATGTTCTAAAACAGTAAACCTTGAGTTTAAGACTTGTTCTGGATTAAATGTATCATTGGATGTTTCATTATGGAATATACTATAGATTGAGGCAAATAATTTATAATTTGGAATTCTACCATTGAAAAAGTCATTTGTGGTATAGGTTTCTTTTATTTGTTTTATGAGATTATATTTCTCATTTCTGAGTTGAGAGTTTGTGATTTTTTTTCTTGATTGTAAAACTACCTCTAACAACTCATTAGCCTTGTGTTCCGATTCATAGTGTTTTTCTGATAATAGACGATAAAGTTGTAATTCTTTACCTAAAGGTGCGTCCTCGTTAAAAAATTTCTTAACGAGCCCAACTGCCTTAGAATCTTTACCATTTAATACATCTGCTGTGATTTGTCTTGTTAACAATTCAAACAGTATGCCTGTATTCTTGATTTTAGAATGCTTCAATTTCTTTGCCATTGCGTAAAGCTCCAATTTGTATATATATGGTTATTAATAAATATAAAGTAAATAGATTTTATTCATCTATCAATGACTCGACTTCACTCTTATATTCATCCTCTAACTCATTTGATTCACTTAAAATTTTAGTTTCATTACCAAACTTCATAGATTTTTTTAATTTATCGAAGTGTGAAAGTGCTAGTGTTCTATCGGACTTCGTTGCATTGGCCTTATCAACTGCCCCAAGCGGGTCTCTTCCTCTAGCACTATCATCTTTTCCATACTTTGGTATTTCTTTTGGACGACCTGCTCCTTCAAATCCACCCTCAGGAGAACCACCCTTATCATCCAACTCGTGCCCAGTTCTACCCATAGCCATATCTGATGGTGTTCCTTGTGTTTCACCAGTCTTTGCTGGGTCATTTCCCTCACTTTCTATCTGAGAACGTCTAAACTTTTGTTTGAAATCGTAAATAATACCCTCATCTTGTTCTTTTATTTCCTCATCCGTAAAATTAAATATATTTTTGTATATCCAATCTGAAGATATTAGTCCATCGTTTATCATGCTCGATGCTAATCTTGTCTTACTATCAAATAATTCTATTTTTTCTTGTTCATATATTGTAGATGGGTTTGTTAATGATAACTCAAAATTTATCAAATCAGAATCAGTATATCCTTGTGCATATAGATGAACAATAGCTATCTTTGTTAACTCACTAATTGATATTCTCTGTATTCTTTCGATTGTTCTAGCAAATCTAACATCCTCAGCTGCAAGTGTCGCCTTAGAACCTACATTTTCTTCAAAACCTAAAAAGGCCTTTGGTATACGTAATGATGATAATAGTTTGTTTTTGAGGTACTCAATATCATCGGTTGCTTCGTAGGTTAGACCTGGTAATGAATCAATCTGTGTGCCACTATCCCCACCGCGAACAGGTAAGAAAAAGTCCTCTGTTATGTTTTGCATATTATATCTAAGATTATAATCACCTGTTTTTTCATCAATTACAGGTGCTTTCTTCATCTTATTTATTACCTGTTGCATATAGTTATCAACCTCTGCAGGTGGAATATTTCCTATGTCTAATTTAAAAACCCTTTTCTCTGGTGCTCTCATGATACGATGTATTAACATCGCATCTTCCATTAGGGTAAGTTGTTTATATATTTTTCTGGCACCCTCGATTTGTGATTTACCATAAGGAAGATAGTTAGAGTCAGATAATAGTCTAAAGTGTGCTACCTCATAATTTTCTAACTCTTCTTTCGAGACGGACTTTTCGGGTTTGAACCTATGTTGATTTGTCGCAGCCTCAATCACAAATTTTACATACTCAGGATT